GCCGAGGCCGCTGTGGCAAGCATTGCTACCCTAGAGTTCGGGTCCACGGATCTTGTGGCGAACAACGGGGCTATCGTGTTCGAGGCGGATGCGGGGCTCTACAAGGAGAGCGTGATTTTCAACAGCACGCTGACGACGGACCAGACGCGCAATGTGACCTACAAGGCTGCCGCTGGTAGCGAGCATGGCGGAGTTGTTGGCGCGGGGGTCAAGATCGTCTCTACTGGCACCTACACCCTCATGGTCGAGGACAAGTTTGTGAGCTTTAGCGACCTTGAGGTCGTGAGCCCCATTAGCTCGTCTATCCATCCTCGAAATGGCGGCGAGGGTGTGACCGTAGACAACTGCATCCTGACCAGTTTCATCTACGGGTTCATTACATTTCCGATCGCCTCGGCCACAAACGCAACCTACTACATCAGAAACTGCGTTTTCCGTGCGCTGAGTTCTACGGCAGTAGGGTACGACACAAGAGGTGCGGCTGGGGCTACCGTTTCGTATGTAGTGGCTAACTGCTCTGCATTCGATGGCGACATCGCATTCCGTCACGCTGCTGGAGCAAACGCGGCATCGACTACCAGCCTAACTTTGGTCAACAACTGGTCAGGCAACTGCGATGACGCCTATGCAGCGTCTACGACCGGCACCGTCACAGTCACCGGCTCTAACAACTTTGGGGTCAGCAAGAACCCGTTCCCCGTCGCGCTCCGGGGCACGCCCTACCCGGTTACCGCAACCACGGACACCGACCCCGGCCCCGGCGACTGGGCCATCTACGACGCCGCTACCGGCGCTCTCATCGACGACCCCGACAACGATGTCCTGGGCGGCGGCGTCGGGCCTGACGCAAACGCTGATGTCCCCACCACGGACATCGTCGGCAACATCCGCTCTGGCGACACCACCGATCCCGGTGCGTTCCAACGACCTGCACTCGACACGACCATGACACAGATCTACCAGCACGACGCTCCCTTCGCTATCGGCGCGTCTCCGTCAGGTGTAAGCAAGATCACCCACCAGCCTGGCCCTGCGGCGCTGGATTACTTCACGATCAACTCGACCACCTCCGCGATCATCACGGTTCCGCGCACGGCGCACGCCATGCGGATTGCCTGCGTTTTCGCCGTCAAAGCCTGCGATGTCACGCTGGAGCTGGACGCCAGCAATAGCGTGTACCTCGGCACCATTGGCGGGATCGCATCGGTTCAGGCCGATATCGACTATTTCTGGAGCTTTGCGAGTGTTGCAAGCGACGGGGCCTACCCGCGCGTGAAGATTGAATACGACGGCGTCTTTAGCGGCGATCAACAAGTCTACCTTTGGTGGCACCTAGCATGAGACAGATCTACAAACTCACGGCCCCGCAAGGGTCCCTCAACATTACTTCGTCTGGTTCGGACAATGTCACCTACACCCAGGTCAACCTTGCTGTTTCGGGCGCCCTAGGTGGGGGTGACACGGTGTCCACGACCATCCCTGACACCACGACGACCATCGTGATGCAGACGCAGGATCCATCTAGGGTTGTAGAGGCGTACATCGAGTACGACGGCGGGGAAACGCTCATCGACAGATGGGGTGGCAGCATCATTGGCCCTGGGCGGGTTCGCGTGTTCCCGATGTCCAGCGTGACGAGTGACGGCACCTATCCCAAGTTGAAGCTGTTGAACAAAGACGGCTCGAACTCGCAGACCGTCCACCTTTGGTTCTACGCATGACCCTGCTCGCCTCCGACGCCATTGCCCACATCAAGCACACTCTAGCCTCAGAAGATGTGCCCGATGTTGGGGCGCTTCGCATTCTCAACGATGCCGGGCAGCACCTTGTCAACATGCACAACTGGCAATGGTGTGAAGGCGCGCAGTCGAATTTGTCGCTGACGGCAAATCAGGACTATGTTTGGCTGCCGGACAACTTTCGCGAACTCATTGCAGTTCAGCCCGTCAATGGACTCAACCAGGGCTTTCGCATTACTACGCAAGACCGCCTGCTAGAGCTTCGGGCGCTCGCGGTTACAAACTCGTTTGAGTTCAACGCGGCGATTGTCCACGCGCCTCGAGCGGTTGCCGCAACAGGCTCGATTCAACCCAACAGCATCGTGTCGGGCGATGACCTGGCAATCTCGGACGCTTACAACCCAACGGTTACATTCACTTTTGGCAGCGGGCAAAGCACGGCAACGCAACGGTACTACACTGGCGGAGCCACCGCAGCCGAGGTGGCCGCAAGTCTTAGCGAGGCAATCAACGACGCGCCATCGCTCTACCTGCGCGCCACCGTCAGCAGCAATCTTGTCACGGTTACGCACCAGCGCCCCGGTACTCGCGGCAATGGCCTGACCTTTGACGGCGACCCCAACGGTGACAACAGCGGCACCTGGACTCTTGGGGTGCAGCAAGTTGGCGTCGATGGCGGCCCCGTGCGTCCACGCCTAGACTTGTGGCCGACGCCCGGCCAAGACGAGCTAGATCGCTTGATGGTGTACTACCGGGCGGGCTGGGGCGAAATTGAAAGCGACGGACAACTCATTCCCATTCCCGACTGGATTGAGTCGTTGTACCTGCAAATCGTGCGCGCGTTTGCTCGCGGGTACGAGCGCGAAAGCGAAGCCGCGGTCGATCAGCGGCTCATGCTTATCGCTCAGGGAAGCCTTGTTGCCGCAGCCAAGCTGCGCGACAAAGAGATGATGCCCAACATTGGGCCCATGCGTGGCGGCGCAGCGCAAACGACGCGCCGCACTTACGACCACCTGTGGAACTTTACTGGCGTATCTGCCCCTAGCTAATGGCTGACAAGCGCGTTCCGATCCCGTACCCGGCAAAGGGTATCAGCGAGAACTACGGGTTTAGCTACCAAGAGGAGCTGACCTGTCGGGATGAGCGCAACATGCGCGTGCGCGATCCGCGCACAGGTCGCCTGCGTGGCGCGCAACGCGGGGGCATGTCGCTGTTCAACGACGACGACACGCCCGTCAACGGATCAGAAAAGGTGACGGCGCTTGGGCAGGTAAGCAGCGCAAGATCCCAGATTACATACGGCAGCGGCGGTCCGTTTGAGGAGGCCACTAACGCTGGCGATAACGAGTCGGCCAACGCGGTCGGCGTTCGGTACGACCGGTTTGACAACTACTATGTCGCGTACGACAACGGGGTTATTACGGTTCACAACTCGGCGGGCAGCCTGCTGCACACGCTGACAATCCCTAGCGAGGCATGGACCGACGGCAGCTACATTGCCGACTTCTGCGTTGACCGGTATCAAAATGTTTTTGTTGCGCCCGCAGACGTTGGCTATCCGTCTGGTGTGCCTCGCGCGGTGCTGGCCTTTGAGCTGCAACTTGATGGGTCTTATGCAATCAACGCCTATGGCAGCGAGCAGCAGACATACGGCAGCACCAATTCCGGGCAAGTCATTGGCGTGTGCGCTGTCGTCGATGACAGCGACAACGACATCCTGTACGCGCTGTGGACCGAAAAAAACCTAACAAATGTGGAGTACGCTCTGCAATGGTCGGGGTCGCCGACCAACGCATACGAAACGGTTATCCTTGCAAAATACACCGACTACCTTGCGCAGGGCGACGACGGGTTTACTAAACGCAATGCCTGGCGAATTCCACGAAAGGTACAGACGGGCACTACTCCGGGCAGCGGCGTTCCCATCAGCGAAAACGGCGATGGCTTTGGCGTGCCCATGACCCTCAACTGGAGCGCGTACACCGGACAACTTGAGATTGGCCCTGACGGCAACATTTGTGGCTTCTACGCAGGGTGGACAGACAACGGCGACCTTGAGTTCGGCCACACTTTTAGCATGTCTCCGGTGCCCCCCCTATACGGCACCGACGGCAACGGTAGCACATACAGCAGCTGGAAAGCTCAGCACTATTACGAGCGCAACCCTCTGCCCTTCGGCGGGTCCAACCAGCTTTACTACGACCTCGCTCTATCCAACGGAACTTGCGTTGGGATAGACTTTTCTGGCAGGCCTACGGGCGGCAGCGGGCTAGGGTTTTACACCATTGGCGATACTTGGGTTGGCAAACAGACGATGTTCTCGATTGACGCCACGCCTTTGGCTGGCGACAAACTGACCATCTATGGCCCGCGTTACGATAACCCCGCCGCCAACGCCACCCTGAACATCAACTGGATTGCGGGCACAGCCGCTCCATCCTGCACGGGCAGCGGCACCTCCACTATCAACGTCAACATCCCCGTTGGCTGGGCCCCGCAAACGCAGCCTTGGCAATGGCGCTACCTTTTGTGTTGGTACGCCACTCTCGCACGAACCGACACGACCTTCTGCGCTAACTACACCGGCCCCAATGTGTGGCTGGCGCCGAGTACCCCCGGCTCAGAAACGGCCACGGTTGCCGTCACGCACCCCAAGCCAGCGGAATCTCTAAGCGTCAGCGAGGCGTACTGGAGAGTCGATCACAGCGGCGGATCGTGGACAAACACACCCCCCATGGTCAGCAACGCATTCACCGATGTGACTCGCAAGTCGCTTCAAAAGTGGAACGTCTTTTCGGCTTGGTTCGGCACCATTTTGGCTGGCTGGTCACACGACTTCGGCAACGAGTTTGTTCAAAGCGCAACGACGGTGCCGCAGCGCAAGCGGTACATTAGCTCCGACAGCAAGTACCGCATGTACTTTCCGTGGGGCGAAACTAGCGATGTTGCAGCGTACAGCGGCAAACCCGTCCTGATACATGACGACGACGATGGCACAGGCAGCTGGACAGCTATTGACGCCTCAAATCCCGCTTCTTGCTATGGCGTTGCTCCGCACCTGCAAGTTCCCGAAGACATCCCCGACAGCATCCCGCACACCGATTTCATTGTCGTGGCTGGCCTGCGCGATACTGGCGTAACTGGCAACCCGTCAGCGTACTGGTATCGGATTGTGTCTATTACGCAGTCTGGCGCGCAATCGCCGCGCGACGTGCACCGTATTGCCGTCGCGGGAACAAAGATCCGCAAGCTGACCAGCGGTGGCCCAGCCGATGTTCACAACGGCACTGTTATCGACTCGAGTGCGCCGTATGTGCAGATCGCAACCGGTTTTGAGAAGCTGTACATTGCGGACGGCAACAAGTATTGGATCTACGATCCGCTCAAGACCGACAACAGCGCTAACGGCGAGGTGTCCCAGCTTGTCGCGCAAAGCCTGGGGCTAATCCCCCCGCGCTGCCGACTCATTGAGACATGGCGCGACCGCGTTGTAATTGGTCGCGACCCGGCAGATCCCGGCCGATGGCACATGAGCGCCATTGGTAACGCAACCGACTGGGACTTTTTCCCGCAAATCGACACCTCTGCCAAGGCCGTCACTGCAACAGCTACTAAGGCTGGGCGAGTTCCAGATGTAGTCAACGCCATCTGCCCTTGGAGCGAAGACCTGCTGATCTTTGGCGGCGACCGCAGCTTGTGGCAGCTAACGGGTGATCCTGCCGCTGGTGGCGTTCTTGACCTTATTAGCGACGAGACGGGAATGTCGTTTGGTCGTCCGTACTGCAAAGACCCCGAGGGCGGCCTGTGGTTCTTTGGCAGCAACGGAGGCCTGTACTACATGCAGCGCGGGTCAGTTCCCACGCGCGTCAGTCTTGGCCGCGTTGAAGCGCAACTGCGCAGCGTTGACCTTAGTAGCTATTACATCCAGCTGCAATGGAACCCCATCGACGAGGGCGTTCACATCTTTCAGCTGCCTTTCGGCTCCGGGGGCGCCATTGTAGATCATTGGTTTTACGAGGTGCCCACCGGGGCGTGGCACAAAGACCGCTTCGGCGCCAAGGCCACCGACCTTATACAGCCGACCGCGACGCTGCGCATTGACGGCGATTTGCCCGCAGACAGAACAACGCTAGTTGCTGGGGAAGACGGTCGAATGCGCGTGCTGCCCGTTGGGGCCACTACCGCCCGCAAGTCAGATCAGCGCACGGCGTCAGAAGACATTGCCATTGACAGCTACGTCCTGATGGGCCCGCTTGTCAGCAACCCCGTGACAAACTCACAGCAGGTGTCTGAGTTCGCGGCTGTGCTGTCCTCCTCTCAGGATGGGTGCAACTACGAGTTCTTTGCCAGCGACAACCCAGAGGACTTGGGCGCGGCTGTGTCGAGCGGCGAACTTCGAGCAGGGCGCAACGACCGCCGCCTTGTGCGCGTCAACAACGACCATGTGTACCTGCGATTGCGCAACGCCCGCGCGGGGCAATCGTGGGCATACGAGGGTGGCAGCATAAATGTCGCTTACGGCGGAGAGGTGCGACGATGACGCGCCGTAAACCGTTTGAGCGCCGCAACTCGTTTCTGTACACGCGGCAGTTTGGGCGTGAGCGCAACACGGACTCCAATCCGCGCGTAAGGCGCAGCGCCAACGCTGACGCGCAATACAACCTGCAATACAATCAACGCCAGTTTGCCGCCGACAAAAACGGCCTAACCAGCCTAAAACTGTACAGCCAGAGACTGCGCCAATGGGACACGCTGCCCATGCACGGGCACTACACAGGCGGGTCAAGCCCAACCGTGCGAACCGAATCGGGCAGCCTGACTCTGGAGTTTACCGCGAACGACCAGGCCTACTTCTCATGGCATCGCAGCGACAGAACTGACACGGCAACCCCGGTCTACCTGCACACTCACTGGTGGGCGGTTACGGGCCAAGTTACGGATGTCACGGTTAGCGTCGAATCGTTTTTCCGCAAGCACGGTGAACTTGCGTCTGGAACGGCAGATGTTGACGACTCGCAAACCTTTGACCTGCTAACGCCGCTCGTAATAGAGGAGCGGGTGTTTGCGGTTCAGCCAGAGGATCGCGGATACGACGAGATCCATTGGCGCATTACTGTTGACGCTCTTACAACGGCAGGGGGTAGCTCGTTGCAGCTTGTAACCGTTGCCGTGGGCTCCCGAGACTACACCACTCACGCACATGATTAGCGAAAGCATCACCGTCTTTGAGTGCGACACCGACACGGTGGATCGCATCCTGCCGCTCATGCGCGCGTTTCACGCTGAGTCAGGGCACACCGTCGTCTCTCAGTTTGACGAAGAGGTGTGGCTGGGCGCGATGCGGTCGCTGTACGAGCAGGGGCTGGCTCGCATTACATACACTACGCACGACAGCCGCGAAGACTCGCAGCCCGCCGCGTTCATGGCGGCGTACATAAGCTGCAACCTGTTCAACGGCGACATCCAGGTTCAAGAGCAGGCGTGGTATGTCCAGGCTGCCGCCCGCACGGATCCGCATGGCTGGGTCTTGATGCGTGAGCTTGAGTCCTGGTCGCGCGAGATTGGCGCAAAGCGCATCCTGGTGACGCACCTCAACAACAAGACCGGCGACCGGCTGCGCTCCATTCTGCCCCGGTTTGGATATCAACCACTAGAACTGTACTACTCAAAGGAGTTGAACTGATGGGCGTCGTTTCCGCAACGCTAGGCGCCGCCGTTGTTGGCGGCATCATGCAAAACCAGGCCGCAAAAGAGGCCATGAAAGGCAACCTGGGTCAGCAGGCCCAGGCCCTGGCCTTTCAGGAGAAAAACTTCGGCATCTCGGAGGGCTACCTCAAAGGTTCCAAGCTGGACGCCGTTAGGGTTGGCACGCGCCTAGCCACCAAGATGGCTGGCGACGCAAAAGCTCGCATGGCTGATCGCGGAATGGATCCGACCGGAAGCGTTGGCCTTGGCGTGGAACGCGCTGCATATCGCGACGCAGCCGACGCGGCGCAGGAACTGGAGTACAAGTACGGGCAAGCCCTTGCCGCCGTTCGCTCTGGAGCCGAGTTCCCCATGGTCATGCAGGAAGCTCCGCAAGGGATGGCTGGCGATTTTGCTAGCGCTGTCTCTGGAGCGTACATGGCAAACGCAATGTCGGGCGCTGGTTCGTCTGGCCTAGCGGGCACCATTGCGGGCTCAATGGCTAGGAACCTGCCCGCTCAAGCCGCAAGCACTAACTACGGCCAATACATGCCCTTCTGATATGGCACGCATCTTTACGGCATTCACCGAAAAGTCCCAGCGCCCCGGCGCGGGCGTTGGCGACGCTTTGGCGGGATACGCCTCGTTTCAGCTCAAGCAGCGGGAGCTGCAACAGCAACAGGCGCGCTTTAGGGAAGAGATCGGCCTGCGGGAAAAGCAGCTAGAGCTGTCCGGCCAGCAGCTAGAGGCGCAGATCGAGATGAACAAAGAGCTGCGCTCGTTGCAACGCGAACAGCTCGACAAGACGCTTGCGTCGCGCGAAAAGATCGCGGGCCAAGATCTGGATTTGCGGCTCAAGGGTCTTGTCGAGACGCGCCGAGCCAACCTCGTCAAGGAGCAACAGGATCGAGCGGCGCGTGCGCAAGCTGCACGGGAAAGCGCATTGGACCGCGCGTCGTTTGAAACCCGAACCGAGCGGACAGCCGAAGCTACGGAAGAGGCGGCAAGAATCCGCGTCGGCGGGGCACAAGCCGCAGCCACGGCGGAAGCAGAGAAGGATCAGGCGGAGCTTGAAGCGCGCCGCAAAGCAGCGCTGGGTGGGCTGGAGCGCTCTGTCGATGTGCTTCTGCGGCGCAACAATAACAAGCCCGTCGAACTGCGCATGTCGCAGTCTGAGTACGAAGGGCACAAAACGGCCCTGTCTGGCCTTGCCGCCGCTCTTGAAGGCGCAACGACCGACAAAGAGTTTGAGGATCTGCTTTCGCAGCAGACCAAACTTCTCAAAGACATCGAAAACTCGATGACGCAGGCCGATGAGGCCCGCGCCGCTGCGGTAGTCAATCGCCGCGTTGACAGCAACGCTCAGGCGGCCCTTGCTGCGGGCGTACCCCAGAGCGACATTGACGAGGTGCTGAGCAACGGCAACTACAGCCAAGAAGAGCGCGCAGAGGTTTTGAGGCTGAGGCGCAACGGGGCTGCGGATTTGCAAGAAGCCGAGGTGTTGCAGGGGCAGCTCCTTACTGGGGGGACCGCCGAGGGGGATATGTACCGCAGCCTCTTGAGGCAAGCCGAAGACACCCATGTCCATGAGCTAGAAAAGAAGGGCAAAGGCATCAAACTGCTGGACGCCAAAATAGCTAATCAGGAGATTGGCAGCCCAGGCTACAACGACGCCTGGAAGCAACGAGAGTTTGCGAGAGCGTACGAAGAGTACCACGGGGCCAAAACGCAGCAGCAAGAAGCGGACGCCCTCAGGAAAATGATGGCTATATCGCGCATGGACGAACCCACCATGGGCGTACTTGCCGCTAGAGAGCAGCAGGCTAATGTCCAGCAGCAGCAAGCGCAAAACTCGATGCGCACCATGGAGTACGAGCGGGCAGCGTTGCAGCAACTGCCTCCCGGCGTGTCCGTGGGTTTGAGCGATCCGGCGACTCAGCTTGCTATTGCTTACATGCAAGAGCACGGCGACCAATGGTCTGCCGGGCAAGAAGTCGGGGGTATGCGAGTCGAGGGCTGGAATGACACCATGACAGAGTTTGCAGCCAACCTTGAAGAGGCCGTGATGCTCTACGACCGTCTGCCGGAAATGACCGGCACCCGAACAGGGCCCGGCGATGGCAGCGGGCGCCCGGAAGGGTTCCGCACCACCTTTGACTACCAGATCAACTACTTGGCCGAGAACGGAATGACGCCGGAAGACTTCGCTACCCTGGCCGTTACAACACAGCAGCTACTTAGCCTGCCCCCGAACAGCCACTTCAAAAAGTGGGCAGCGAAGATCTCGGAGCTTCCCGAATGACCGACACTCAGCCCTACTTCGAGGACAAGCCGCTCCCTCCCATCCCCGAGGCGATGACGCCCTCGGAGATTGAGGAGCCGGTTAGTCGCCCTGGCGGAATGGACTCCCGTGCGCTTGAACGCGCACGGGCCAGGGTGCGGCGCATGTCCGCTGCAACGCTTGCTCAAGACGACGCCGAGATTACTGAGCAGCAGCGCTTTGGGCACAGGTGGAACACCCGTGACAAATCAGTAGTCGGTTTCTTTGAGTCGGTTGGGGACAACGAGCTTGGCGAGACTTCGCCGGAAAAGTTCCTGGGCTTCATCAACTACGCTGGCACCGCCGCTGACCTGATTGGCCTCAAAGCGTCTAGCGACCGCATTGAGGCTGGCGAGGGCACGCGGGAAGACTTCGACAAGCTGTTCAAGTTCCTGGAGTACCAAGCGCGGCCCCGCGACTGGGCCAGCACGGCGGGCACCATTGTCGGAGAGATGCCTGCATTCATGCAGGAAACTGTCGCCGCGGTGGGCACGGGCGGTATGAGCGCGGGGGCTTCCGCCAGCCTGAGGGCTGCGGGCATTGGCGGCAAGATTGGAGCCAAAGCCGTGCTGACGGGCATTGCGCGAGGCCTGATCGGCACCGGCAAGCATGGCTTGTACTCGGTTGGACTAGGCGAGTTTGCCCGCTCGACGGCAGAGCGGGTTGCCAAGAACAAGCTCGGCAAGTATGCGGTGGCTGGCGGGTCATGGGTAGTCAACCGCAGTGCCCAAGCTCTTGGCGCTGGCGCCATTGTCACCGGCACGCGCGAAGGCGTGAGCCGAGGCATTGGCGGGGCAATTGACCTCGCGACCGAAGGGACCTTCCTTGGCGAGAACTTTAGGTCGGCTGGTCGCCTCGGAAATGCGGCGATGACGCGGTACTTCCATGAGAAGTACAACCTGCACCCCAGCGAGTTCGGGCTCGACATTACAAAGAACGACGGCGTTGCGTTCATTGATTTTGTCCCGCAAGACCTCGTTGACTCCATCATCGAAGATGTCAGCGAGCAGCTTGGCAAGCCCGTAGGCGAGGTCGTCACCGCGCTGGGGCAAGGGGCAAAGCTGCTAATGCTCAAGGGCGCGATCAAGGCTGCGGGCGACAGCCCCGAGGCTGCGCGCAAAGTCATGAGTCGCTATGCGACAATGGGCAAGATCCAGCAGGGCATGAGCGCCGCTGGCGTTGAAAACCCGTTCATCGAGTTTGCCGAAGAGGTCATTGGCACCGAAGCCAGGCAGGCGTTTGGCGACAATGTTGAAGGCTATGAAGCGTGGCGCAACGCGCGTCGCGACTTCTACGAAGCAGAAAACCTCAAGGGCGTCGTGGCCGGCCTGCTTGCGGGTGGCTACGGGATGCAGGGCGTGGGGTACGCGGGCGCCAAGTTCGCGGAGGGCTTTGGCCTAACTGACCCCAACAAGCAGACTTTCGACTCCACGCTGGAGCTTGGTCGCGCGGCTATGCGCGTTGGCGACGACGCTGCTGCTCTAGCCGCGATGCGCGACGACGCGCAGCAATACGACGAAAACGGGCAACCCCCGGCCAGTGCGCAGTTCCTGTTCAACCAGGGGCAGGTTGGTCCCAACCAGATCCTGGCCGCCCGCCGCTTCGAGCTTGAGCGCCTCGCCCTGGAAAAGGCCGGGATTGACCCTGCGGGCGCTACCCTCGAAGACAGATCCAGGGTGTTGATCCCCCTGGTGGAGGAACACGACAGGCTCCTGGCCGACTATGAGGCCGCACTCAAGTCGTCGGACCCGGCCGCGCTTGACGCAGAAGCCGAACGGTTGCGCATGACGGGCGACCTTGTTGTAGAGGGCACGCAAGAGGTTGAGGGGGGCACGCCGGAGGCCGAGGAGGTCACGCAGCAGCCCGAAGTTATCGCCCCGCAAGCCGAGGTGGTTTCCGAAACGGAAACCGAGGTGATTGACACGGTTGAAGAGCCCGAAGTGGATGTCGAGTCCACGCAGCTCTACGACCTTGATGAAACGCAGGACAGCAACAAGCCGCTGACTGTTGAGATCAACGGCCAAGAGGTCGTCCTTGAGCGCACTTTCCAGCTCACCGACGAAGCCAACCAGCGCACGCGGTCTGAGTACAACGCAAAGCGCAACCAAGAAGCGGCCCAGGCAAGCCTTGAGGGGGCTCGTAGTGTGCTGCGGCGACCGGGCAAGGCGCAGCCAGCCGTCGTGCCGTACGACGAACTGACGGGCTATCAACAGCAAATGGTCCACCTTGCTCAGCGCGGAGGCAAGTCTATTGCGTTCGTGAAGGGCCTGGGCCAGCCCGCGGTGTACGACAAGGCAAACGGCGTCGTGCTGTTTGACATCAACCTGCACAAGAAGTCTGTCAGCACGCTGGCGCCAGACGGTTCCGTGCTGGAAGAGCCGCTGTCGCCGATTCAGGCGCTGGACTCGCATGTGCTGCACGAAGGCTCCCACCGCAACCTGCCGGAACAAGAGCCTCTGCGGCGCACCGCGGTCAACCTTCTTGCGCAACTCCAGGACATGCTTATGCCCGGAGTCCGCGTCAAAAACGAGGCAAAGTACACGGCTGCTTACAAGCAGTCCACAGGCGAAGACCTAGACGCCGACCAAGCCAAAGAAGAAGGCGTGGCGGTGACGATGCAGGCGCTGGTGCCTTACTTCGGAGCGCTTGCAAGGCAAAACGACGCGCGGGCATTTGAGCGCATCATGTCTACCCCGGACGGGCGTGGGCTGATGCGCCGCCTGGTGGACGGGTTCAAAAACGCCCTGAGTTTCCTGCCGATGGTTGGCAAGCGCTTGGCGTACGCAGACCCGCGAGTGAAGGCCATTGAGGTGAGCATGTCCGCGCTCGACAACCTCAATCTGACCGAAGAGCAGATTGTCGGACAGTCGGCGCTCACGCAAGCGTTTATGGAGTCGTGGGTTGGCGCGGGCACCAACCTTGACGCCAACGAGGCTTCGCTCATTGCGTGGCGAGAAGCGCGTGAGCGCAAGGCTTTGCGCGCCCGTCAACGCAAGCGCATCAAAGATCTCACCGAAGAGCTGTCCGGCCTACGCAAAGAGGCTGCCCGAGAGCAGCGTCGAGAGACTAGAGAGCTAGACGCGGGGGTCGCCGAAACCGGAGCCGAGGTCGATGCGGAGATCGAGGCTGAGCGGGCGCGCGACCAAGAAGAGATTGCCGCGCTTGAGGAAGAGCTTGAGCGCCGCAAAGCCAAGCTGGCTGCGAAGCAGCAGCCCAAAGCTCAGCCTAAACCCCAGGCCCAAGCTAAGCCCCAGGCCGAGGCTAAACCTAAAGCCAAGGCCCAAGCAAAGCCTGCACCTGCACCCGCACCTGCTGCACCTGCGCCTGCACCTGCGCCGGTTGCCGCAGAGCCGACCCCGGCCCCGGAACCCGTTGCAGAGCCTGCCCCGGAGCCCGCCGCGCAACAGCCCAAGGCCAAGCCTAAGGCCAAGCCCAAGGTCGAAGCTGCTGAGCCGCAGACGCCCCCCGCAATGAAGGCGGCACGGGAAGAGCTTGCCGAGGTCAACAGGGAGCGCAAAGCGATGCGCGACATCAAGGCCAAGCGCGCCCTTACAGACGATGAGCGCGCAACCCTTGCCACCCTCAACGAGCGCAGGCAGGAACTCAAGAAGGCGCTCGAGGAAGACCTTGTCCAGCGTGGCGTCAAGGACCCGAAAGCCCCTAAGCCCGTCAAGAAAGCCGAGCCAAAGGCCAAGCCTCCGGCTGAGCCGAAAGCCGAAGCCAAACCCAAAGAGGACAAGTCCAAGAAGGGGCCGGTTGATACGACCGGCATTACTGACCGCGAGGTCGTTGATGGCCCGATCCTCAAGACCCTGCGCAAAGCAAACATCATGCTGTTTGTCGGCAAGGGGTACACCTTCGCCATTGAGCGAGAGCAAGAAAAGCTCGACGCAATGGAGAGGGGCACGGAGGGGTACCGCGAGCAGCGCAAACTAGTCAATCAGCTCAAGAATGAGTTTGAAACGCAGAAGCGGGCTGCTGCGCGCAAGAAGGCAAAGCCCACCGCAGCAGAGAAGCTCACAGCGCTAGAGGAGTCTCGCGAACCTGCGCCGGTCGAGATGGAGCCCGCGACTTCGCTGACGCGCGAAGAGCTTGCCAAGTTGGCGTGGCCGGACCTCGTTAGCCTTGCAAAGCGCAGCGGACTCGCCGTTGGTCGCGCCGGAGCCACGCGCGGCGCGCTCATTGACCAGCTTGTTAACGCGAAGCTGCCCGTGCCCCCGACCAAAACCAAGGGCGGTGAGCTACTGCGCCGCACCAAGGCGCAGCAGCGGGCAGTCAACGAGCAGCGCAATGCCATCCGCAATACGCAGATGGAGATTGACCGCATTGAGAAGCAGCCTGAGGTCGTTCGCAAGAAGGGAGTCGTCAAGAGGCTGCGGGACCTTCGCGCTACGCTTGCGGCGCAGGAACATAGGCTTGCCGAGATCGAGCGCGGCATCCCCCCGGAGAATGTGCCCAAGGTTGAGCCGCGCAAGGCCGAGCCCAAAGCAAAGAAGCCCGAAGACGCAAGGCCCAAGGTCGAGACTGCGCCCGGACTCACGGTTGACCAGCAGCGCATTGTTGACGAGCTTGTTGAGGCCCAGGTTGTCGAAGCCGTAGAGGAGGCTGTTGCGCCGGAGCCCGAGCCCGTGGCTGAGCCTGCCGCCGAAGCGGCACCGGCAGCCGAAACGGAAGCCCAGCCCACAAAGGCGAAAACTCGCGCACAGCGACGCAAGCAGGTCAAGCAGCTCGTCGGCGAAGACGCCAACAAGGCGCTGGCTAAGGCCCAAAAGGAGGCTGCCCGTGTACTTGCGGAAAGAATGGGCATCCGCGTTGAAGAAGTAGAAATGCAAGACGCGCTGGATCGAGCCAAGCAGATCCTGCGCGAGCGCATTCCGTACAAAGAGCAAAGCGAGTTCGACAAGGCGATCATGGAGATGCTCTTCCCTGTCGGGGAGGCAGCGACGCCAATCAGGGTGGCATTCGCCACAGCCGCCTTGCGCTCCATGGCGTACGCAGAGCTTGACGCGGAGATGGATGCGCAGTCTATCCCGTACGACATCTACGGGCTCAAGGGCAAGAAGGGCAACAGGATCCCCCGCTTCTACCCGACCCGGACAAACCTTCTGGCGGATGTGATTCGCGACGCACCGTCCTACTTGGAAGTGGCTCTGGAGCGACTTGACAGCAAGCCGCAGCGCGAGGCGGCGCGCAAGATGCACCAGGAATGGTGGGCGCGCGAGAAACAACGCCGCCTTGCCAGGGACGCGCGAAAGCGCGAACTATACCTAGAGAACAAAAAGCGAAAGGAAAGCGGGCGGACGCCGCTCTACACTGACGCCCAAGGGCTCTTTGACATCTTGCGCGAAGAGTTCCCGCAAGAGCCGCGCCCGTGGGCCAAGGAAATTGCCGCGGAGCCGACGCGCGCCGAGCGTCGGCAGGCTCGAAAGGCCGGTGAGGCCAACAGCAGAGTGCCTGCCACTCAACCGCTGTCGTTTGAATGGTGGAGCAACGCGCCGGAGTCGCTTCGTGGATATCTCGGCGACATGCTGAGCCACCCGCTCATGAAGTCCAAGAAGCGCAAGGTGACTACGGGAAAACCGGCTCCGGTCGCCACCTTCGCCGACATGCTCTGGAAAGACCTGACTGTCGAGGAGCAGAACAAGATCGCTTCGGGCTGGACCGCCGTAGTCGCCACCTCAGTCACCGAAAGCAGGCTGACGACCGCCGAGCTAGACACTTGGCTGCGCCCGCTTGACGAGATCTGGCAAGAGCTTCACGACCCCGAACTGTCCGAGAAAAAGAAGCAGGGGTTTGCCTTCAACTTGACGCTCGATCCGGGCACCGGGTCCAGCATTGGGGTGGAAGCTGATGTCGTCGCCGCTGAGCTAGACGCTGAGCTTCAAGCGCTGCTGCACACCGTGCCCCTGGCGCTAAACCGCAACGGCGCAATCCGCCCTGAGGCCCACGACGTGCTTCGGGACTTCCTCGCTGAGTACCAGTTCGGAGTGCAGGGGTACTTGCGCGGTCTTGAGCCGATGCTGAACAACATCGCATCGTTTGAGCAAATGCGAGAAAGGATGCCGCGCCCGGCGGGGGGCCGAAGCATTGCGAACCTCGACACCAACGACGCCATAGCCGACCAGGGGCGCACCATCAAGGAAGCTGTGGATCGCGACCTTGGGCTCTTGGGCGCCGTAGCAATCAACGCTTGGCGCGACTACGCCAAAGCGCGCTCAGAGCTGACGCAGCGCGACATCAACACCGTCGCCCGCACGGTCAACAAGGCATTCATTGAGTTCCATGTGCAGGCCGAACGGCGCATCATGGCCGCAACTGCCGTCAATGCGGTCGCGGCCCTGACCCCCGGGTACATGTCCAAGCAGAACCTGGACAGCCTGCGCACCATCATTGACCTCAGCACCGCTTCGCACGGCAAAATCGCGGTCGCGAACCTGATGCCCCACCTGCTCAACGGCAAGCCTATTGCGGAGCTGGGCAACGAGGCTTACCTCGCTCAGGTTCAAGACGGGCGCAATGTCCTGAGCGACCCCGGCGGCACTCCCATCATGACGATGCACACCAGCGCGTCGGCATTCTGGGAATATGACCTCAAGCAGCAAGATCCGTACATCATGGTCAGCCCCGACGGGCTGCTCCAAGAGCGCTTGCGCCCGTGGTTTGAGTCCAAAATGCTCGAGCGCGGCTCGCCGATGCTCGAGACGTATTGGAACTATGTGCTTTACGACAAAATGTTCGACGGGGCGCGCGACGCATCCGAACTGATTGACCACCTGCCCAGCAAGACTGGCAACCTTGCTGACCAAATCGTTCTGGTGGGCGCGGCGGTGGAGGCCTCTCGCGGCCTCGACCAAGGAATGCCGGAGGTGGAGAACCGGTTTGCGTACATGCAAACCAAGGGCGCGCTAACTATCAACGGCGAGCGCGTGACTGACCCCCTCGACCCCAGGGTTATGGAGCGGCTTGACGAAGAGTTGCAATACACAACCCTCGTCATTGAGAACCCGTACATGCAGCCTGGCGACAGCCTGGCGACCATGCCGGAAGAACTTCGCAACCGCGCGATTGGGTGGATGTCCGGCCAGGTGGAAAACCACATGACGGGCAACCACAAGTTTGATCGACCCACCGGCATTGCCGATGAAGTCGATCGCGCTGGCATGGTCCTGAACGCGCCCAACAACTGGACTGGGGTTGAACTTCCTCCGGTGCAGAAGGCTATTCGCGCTGCGGGCTTTGACGCCTTTGCGGTATCCGAAAGGCTAAGCTCCCAGGACGGCGATGCGTACGCCCAAAGCGTAGCGGTCTTTAGCGCCGATCAGCTTGTCCCCGTGTTCCACGGCCAGGACACCGACGGCACCAACGCCCGGTTCATGTACAACCTTGCGCAGTCGTTCGACAGCGGAGTTGATGGCGTCGGATACGGGTTCCGGCAGCGCGTCAATGGGCCTCGCGGCGAAGTGCATGTGCGAGGCATGTTCGAGATCGGTGACCGCGCAATGGTCCTTGGGGGCGCCATGCGCACGACGCCTGGTGGCGCGTTCGCATACTTCCCCGAGATGCCCGAGTTTGATGAGGCGGACATTCCCGCCGTCGCCAAGCAGGTCATTCACCACGCCGCCATGGAGGGCGTCGCCGACATTGTTGTTGACGACATTGCCATGGCAGAGGAGTTGGCGCAGCAGCTTGGGTCCGACTTCGAGGACATTGGCGATGGCCGCCAAGCCGTAGCGGTGTTCCCCGCCAAGATCCGTAGTCTTGGCAACCGCTACGCCATCGGTGCAGCCAAGGCTGTGCGCGAGGTCGATGAACACATAACCGGGTACCGCCTCTGGGAGGACAACGATGACCGCTTTGCGTTTGGCCTGTTTCCCCATGTGGGGGCGGACAGCGAAGTCAACGAGGCCCGAATGGTCTACGAGGCTGCCTACGACCACTTCCAGTCGCGGTTCGAGAGCAACAAAGCCGACAACGACTACTACTGGTCGCGCTTTGAGGAGCGCCTGCTAGAGCTTCGCCCCAAGAACATCAAGCCCGGCGTATGGGTCCGCGAAACCATGGCCGCCATCTACCACCGCGTCGATCTGGAGAACATGCAGATCGAGACTGGAGTGTCGATGGAGGCCCATGTTGACGAGTACCGCGCCAAGGCCAAGAAGAACGGCAACCCCTGGAATGCGCAGCAGGAGCGCGTCATTGCTACAGCGCTCGATCTGCCTCCCGGGGTCGAGAAGCTCATGCGCGAGGGTGCATACCGCAACGAGCTTCTTGGCCGCGACCTCAAGGCACGCAACCTGATTCAGAACCCGCGGGCGTTCTATGCGCCTCGCATCTGGACCAGGGACAAAGTAACCCTGCAAGCGCAAAACGTCATCTCGCTGTCCGGGGCTGAGTCTGACCCGACACGGGCTGGCGGGCGCTTCAAGACTGGCCTGGGTGGCCGCGCCAAAGCCAGGCAGTATGAAAGCGCCCTTGTTGGCTGGGCCAGGGGGCAGCAGCTCATCAACAGCAACTTCGCCGCGATCAGTAAGCGGGTCCACGCGGACGCCCTAGAGATGACGAGCAACACATTCTTCCGCAATGTGCTGCTGCGTACGGGCATTGCGCATGAGGGTCACAAGGATGTGCCGGACGGCTATGTGCCGCTGGGGAGCAACGCGCCTGCGCTTCGCGACATCTACATTCTTGAGCAGTTCAAGACCGAGGTGTTCAACCGCACCAACCGTCTTGACTGGTCGGGTACGGGGTGGTCGCAGTTTCAAAAGGGGCTCTACTTCCTGAACTCGAAGACGAAGGCCTCGATGCTTTTCACTTCGCTGTTCCACCACGGCGCCTTCAACCGCTCTTACTTCTTTAGCATCCCCGGCCTATTCAAAGGCGTTACCGGGCTAACCTTCGAGGCGCCGCGCGTCATGTTTGGCGCGGGCATGGCCGCCCTGCCGTTTGTTGGCGAGGGCGCCAAGAAATGGGGCGAGCGCATCATGATGGAGTCGCCCAGCGTTCGGGCGGGCGCCGAGCATATTGCGATGAACCACCCGGACTTCGCAAAGCTCAAAGCTAACGGACTGACCGTAAGCATGGGCCTGCAATACGAGCAGGCTATGGCCGGGGAGGAGCTTTGGAAGTTCACCTTCATCGAGGACATGGCCGTCGGCCTCGGAAAGATGTTCGGCAAAGCGGGCGTGCCCGGCGCAGCCGATGTCGGGCTGGCGGTAGCGAACTCAATGGCGGACTACCGCAACCGGGCCAACCACCTGCTGTTCACCAAGCTCGGCTCGTCCCTCAAGGTCCGCGCCGCCCTGCTGAACTACCGCCACGAACTGGAGAAGAACGCGCAGAAGATTTCTGACGGCCTACTGACGACGGACGACATTGCGTTTGAGGTCGCTGGCAAGATCAACGCCGACTTCGGTGGCCGCAACTTGCACCGTGGCGGCCAGATCCTTGGCGGCAAACCCCGCAGCGCCGCAAGCGAGAAGAACAACAGGATATTGTTCCTTGCGACCGACTGGACGGAATCGAACTTCACGACGCTCATCAACCAGAGCAAGTTTCTGCAACGAAAGCTCGGCAAGGACTACAGCTACCTAGGCAAAACCAAAGAGGAGGCCATTCGCAATGTCAGGGCGAGCATGTACCGGAGCCTAATGCTGAACGCGATGGTGCGCAGCCAGATCATCACGGTGATGTGGAACGCGCTGATGGCTGGGCTTGACGACGAGAAGACGATTGCCGACCACTACATCGACACGCTCAAGCTGAGAGGCAAGGCCCGGCTCAATGTGCTGAACCCGGATGTGACGCTCCTCGCGAATGCGATGGACGACTACCTGCACGATCTGTTCGGCAAGGAGAAGCCCCACCACCCGGACAGCCGAGTCTACTTCTCCGTACTGGGCCACTTCCTTGATGGCGGTAAGTGGCTCACGGACATGTTCGCATCCATCCTGAATCCGATCGAGCGCTCTGACCTGTTCGGTCCGCTAAAAGCCAAGGCGGGCTTTGTCCCGCGGTTGGGTTTGGGCTTTCTGTCCGGCACGGACTGGAAGGGGCAGTCGTACAAGCAAACCCTGGTGTCCGACAACTACTTCAACAAAGACGCCATCATGATCCCCGACCTCGATGGCGGGTATCAGTTCACGGGGCTCAAGAAGTGGGAGTTCAACCCTGGAGGCTCGCTTGACCCTAGGAAACTCCCTGCACTCGCTGCGGACATGGCTATAGGCACCATGCCGATTGCGAGCCAGTCTTTCCTCCATATGCTTGCCGGAGAAGACAGCGTCTTCGACTTTATAGGCGACACCTTTGGATTGCACATGACGCGCACCTACCCTGAACGGGACTTCGTGGAGCGCGACAAGGCCTACTTCCTGGACTTTGACTAATGAAACGAACCCTCTGCATCGCAGCCATGCTCGTAACCCTGACCGGTTGCGAGGCCATGGACTCACTACTCAACCGGTCGCTCTCCCCCGAGGCGCAAGCAACTCTACAGGCATACGAAGAGTCGCTTGCGGACTGGGATCAGGCCATCGACAAAGCCGAGCTAGACATCAAAGCGCTTGCCGAAGAAGCGCGCGAGCAAGCCGAGGCTGCCGATTGGATGGGGGCGCAGATCACTCTCGCCAAGCTGGACCAGCGACAGGAGCAACACAAACTCCTGACCGAGCAATACACGCGCATCGCTCAACAAGAGCGGGGGATCATTGAGAAGCACCTTAGCGGTGGCGTCCACGGGATCCTTGCCCTGCTCGACCCGCTCATCCCGGTGCCGCTGCAACCGCTAATGCCGTTTGCCAGCACGCTACTTGTTATGCTGTTCAGCAAGCGTGGGCGGATGCACACCAAGAACGCTGCGCGCCACACGCTTGTGGGCAACCTCGGCCAGACCGCCAAGGATCTGCTCAAAGCCGCAGGCGCAAAGCACACTCAAGACCAGCCGGAAACGCCGGAAGCGCCGGAGGCGTGACGATGGAATCCGGTGACTGGGAAGAGTACCGGAGGCTCGTATTGTCTGAACTTGAGAGGCTGGACAAGAAGATTGACGCACAAAGCGAGCAGATGGAGAAGCTGCTAGTCGCCATGGAAAAGCGCCTAGGCAGATCCATTGAGTCGCTGAACCACAGGCAAGGCGAGATGTCTGAGCGTGTGGTCGATCTTAGGATCAGGGCATCCTTGTGGGGTGCCCTAGCTGGGCTGCTGTCCGCGATCGGAGTTGCACTCCTGAGCAGGTAGTGGTGTAGTCATGTTGCGAGCCCCCGACAGCGCAAGCTGCCGGGGGCTCTTTCATGTAAGGCGGCATCCGCGTGAGGCTCCCCCCCATGGGGTTCCTCGCCTGCTCCACTCGACCCCTTGTCTTATCGCTTGAAGTGGCTGCGGATGCCGTTGTGGGTGGGGGAGCGGAAGCCAGCAAAAAAACCTCCCTCCCCCTAACCGTGACGGAGTAACGAGACGCCACGGTTGTAGGTGGGAGGCGCGTCCCGCACGAACACGCCTCCCGGCCCGAGTAACTGTTCAGTTGGGAGGCGTGCTGAACAGTTCGTCCGCTGCTCGCTCAAGCTCGTCGGACAACTCAGGCTCACCCCCGCCGGATGCTGCAACAGCAGGGGCTTTCTCTTCTTCCGCCTCCTCGATCTGAGGGGCGTACTCAATCACCGCAGGTGCGGCACTTGCGTGGCGCATATCTTCAAGCTCTTCGGCGGTCTGCATTCCAAGCAGGCACCCCGGGTTGTACAGCTTCACGAGGGTACTACCGCTGCGGTACTTTAGCATCAGGCTAGGCATGGTCCGATATTTCGGATTGGTTGTCCACTTCTCAGCCTTTGCCATCGCCATATCGACGGTGTACTCAACACGCTCACCAGTTGCAGCGACATAAGCGTACGCGGTCACGCTCAGGTCGTCACCCTTGCCCGATTCGGTCCAGCAGATCGGACCCTTGAACACGCCACTGTTGTTGCACATGGCGATGGTGTAGCGGGCGCTGAACCCAGGGGTGCCATGCACCACATAGGTGTTCTGCATGATCTCCATGACGCCGACGCCGAGGCGGTTCGCCATATCCATGGCGACGAAGCAGTTGGCTGCGTGGCCCTGGAAGGTCTTGGGGATGATGTTCGCTTTGGACAACGCTTGCGCGTAGCGCCACATCTCGGCGCCCTTGTCCGTGGGGACGGGAGAGTTCTGTTGCTGTTGGAGTTCGTTCATTTGACCATCAGGCTCCCGACGATAAGTTCAATGCGTGCGGGGATGACATACATGTCGTTGCAAGCGGAGCAGCATTTGGCCCCGGGGTTTTCTTGGAGGTTGGCCCACGGCCAGGGGTTGTGCCCCCAGCCAAGGATCGGGAGTTCGCAGATGCAGCAGGCGTTAGAGGGGTCAGGCATTGTCACGGTCGATGGCCCAGCGGGGAAGAGAAAGTTCTTGGCAAGCATCCGCGCTGGCGTAGCCCGGGGACTCTTCGCCCAAGCGGTACACCTCAAGTGCGGACTCGATGCCCTGACGCGCTGCGTCCAGGGCCTGATCGTCAAGCGTGTAGACCCCGACGCTGTAGGGGGGCTGGCGCTCGACGACAACGAAGACAAACTCGCACACAAACGGGTTGGAGCCCAGGATGGGGTTGAGGCTGTCGATGTACCACGCGGCCTGCCAGTGGTAGCGGAAGGTTGCCGCAGTCCTGCGGAACTCAGCCGGGCTGGCATCTTGCGTAGTCTTGAGGTCCACGATGATGCCGTGGCCCGCTGCGTCGGGGCGGCAGCGCCCCGCAACGCCATGCCGCTTGAAGCGACATGAGTGTTCCCGCCAAGGTGCCGCACCGAGGGCATCCATTGCAGCGGGCGATGAAGCGACGGCGCTTGCCATCTTGGAGAGGTGGTGCGCCTCCTCCTCGGAGATGATCGTGCGCCCGTTCGACATGGCCTGGAAGTCTGCCCAAGCCTCCTTGCCCGCCTTGGTGCGGCGGTCTACCGTGGGCGCAACCACGATCTGGTCGGGCGCAATCTCCGGCTCAAGAATCCAGGTGTGAGCCGCAGAGCCGAAGCGCATCGCAGGCGTCGGCTCCTTGGGGTTTAGTTTGGCCTCCCGGTAGTGGGCGTAGCTGCGGCTCAGCAGCATGAGATCATGCGCTGAGATGCCCTCCCACGACTGGTAGACCTCCATGGGCACGCCAGCCTCAAGGCCGTGCGGTGCCGGGGAGAGGGAGTTATCAGTCATATGGGTACGGTAGCGCGTGCGCAGCCGCTGTCAAGGGCCTGTTGACATTTTTTCGCAGAGGCTTATGGTGCGCACATGAACAGCACCAACCCCAGTCCCGCGCCGAGCCCGCTCGACGCGCTGGACACCATCATCGCCAAGGCGGGTGGAGTCACCTCGCTGGCCGCGGCCCTAGGCATGACCGAGGGCGCCGTCCGTTACTGGAAGAAGCGCGGTGGCGTACCCAAGCAGGCGGCGCGTCTGCTGGCGTACGAGGCCAAGCACTACTGGAACCTGGATGTCAGCCCGGAGGATCTGATCCGTGGCGAATGACTACCTACCCTACTTCAAGTTCTTCCCGCGCGACTGGCTCGCATCGCCCTCGGTCATGCTTATGACGCTGGCCGAGCAGGGCGCGTACATCCGCATCCTCGCCTTGCAGTGGGAGAACGGCACCGTGCCCAGGCGACACCTGCGCGGGCTACTCCAGATGACCGAGGCTGAGGTTGACGCCCTGCTGGAGGGGCCCGTTGGCGAGTGCTTCGAGGCCGACATGGACGGCGACCTCTACAACCCGAGGCTGCACAACGAGCGCCTCGACGCGATGGAGCTTATCGAGAAGCGACGCCAAGCTGGCTTAGCACGCGCTAAGAAGAGCGCAGCACATGCTGGGCGTGTGGTGCCATATGCAAAGGCAGAAGCAAAGGCAGAGGCAAAGCCTAGGAGGCGGCGTAACGCCGAGGACGAGCTTGCCAAGGCCATCACGGATTGGGAGCGGCTCAACGGCGCGATGCCGGATGACCTGCACCAAGCCTTGCACGGCTACCTCGCGACCCGCCGTGACGGCAACATGCCGATGTGGACCCGCGAGATGTGGCTCAAGAACCTCACGGCGGACTGGACCGCAACGCAATGGGTCGAGGCGTACAACCTCGCATCGCGTTGCGGATGGAAGTCCGTGCATCCCAAACGATCCGCAACACCTACACCGCTACCCCCCCGAACTAACGGGACCAACCCTTTCAAGAACATGCTCAACGGAGGCGCACAATGAGCCGCGATGAAACCGCAGCTGTCCTGGCAATCCTCACGGAGGTCTACCCCAAGCGCATTGGGTCTGGCGATGCAGCCGCGACCGTTAGCGCGTGGCACGCTTTGCTGTCCGATGCGGATGGCAAGATGATCCTTGCGGCGGCCATTGCGTGGTCGCGTGCGAACAAGCCTTTCCCGCCAACCCCGGGTCAGCTTCTAGAAACTTGCAAAACGCAAGGCGAGACGGCTGAGGAAGCGTGGGGTAGCGTGCGCAAGGAGATCGGGCGCGTCGGGTACACGGGCGAGCCAAACCTATCAACGCTTGCCCGCCGCGCGATCGAGGCGGTTGGCGGGCCTTGGGAGGCGATGTGCCGCAACCTACTAGCGGGTGAGGTTGTCAGCCTACGCGCGAGGTTCCTGGAGGCGTATCGCAACATTGGCGAGCGTGACGATGCCGTCGTTGCAATCGGGCAAGCGCAAGACTTGCTGCACATTGCGGCGCCCATTGCAGCCCAGTACCGTATCGACGATGCGGCGGGCAGCGAAGGTGGACGCGAACCAGGCGGAGATCGTCCGCGCATTGCGAGCGATCGGGGCAACGGTTACTAGCCTCGCAACCGTTGGCAATGGGTGCCCCGATGTCGTTGTTGGTTATCGGGGCGTCAACCTGCTGTTCGAGATCAAGGACGGCAGCAAGGCGAAAAGCGCGCGAGCGTTGACGGAAAAAGAAAAGGCCTGGCACGCCGCATGGGCGGGCCAGGCCTCCGTTGTTGAGTCGGTGGACGATGCGTTGCGCTTAGTGTGCGCTACCGCAGCCCCTCCTCCTCAAGGTGCTTGATGATGATGTGCCGCAGGTACGGGGAGCGAACCCTGTACCCGTAGTATTCCTGCCCACGCTGGATTGCGTCGGCTTCCGCAGGCGACACCTGAATGCTGATGGTGACGCTTGCTTTCTTTTCGGGTGAGAGCTTGGGGCGGCCAGCGCCGGGGCGCCAGCCGCCATGGCCCTGCGATGCAGTACGGCGGGTAGATTTTGATGTAGCCATGCGCAGGTTGTACGCATGGCTACACCTACCCGTCAACCCAGAATCATGGGATTCTTGATGATGTCGAGCGCATCGGTCACATGCTGCTCTGCGGCACGCTCCGAGTAGCTGGACTCAAGCACGATGGTGTTGCCCGGCATGGTGTCGCGCAGTCGGTCGAACATGGTGGAATGCTCTTCACGAAACCGCTCCATGGTGAAGGGGGTGCCATGGGCGGGGCCGGGCTTCACCCAGTCGAGGCCCTGGTACTGGCGAAACATGTGAGCCCGGTAGGTTGACGGGTGGCACGCCATTGCGCCAACCATGCCCAGGTTCAACATGTCCTCCGGTCGCTTCATCGGCATACAATGCAGCGTCATGACCTTGCGGTCGTGGTTGCTCTGGTGGGCGGCAAACATGTGCAACCCGACAGACCACCCGGCGCTAGTGAGTGCGTCGCAAAGGGCAACGGCCGCGACGCCGTTCCATTGCAATTCCTCATGGCTTTTGCCGGCGTTGCCGCCGAACTGGGCCAGCACCGTGACGATGGGGACACCCTTGTTGCCCGTGCGGGGGCGGTCAACGAATGCCTGATCGTATCGCCTGTTAGCCCAACGGTCAGCGTCAACCTCGCCGACGACGCCGTTGTAGCGACGCTTGCGCTTGCGGCTAACGATCATGCCCTCGGCCTTCGACCGCAGCTTCGAGGACATCGACCTGATCTCCTCTTGCTTGCAGCCCCGTAGCCAGTCTTGCTCGACGCTCTCAAGGGTTTGCCTGCCCAGGTAGAACGGATCCTTGCTCTTGTGTTTGCGCACATACTCGCGGCCGAACTCGCCGAACTTCTCGCAGCGCCACACGGAATGGTCCTCAGGGAGGTGCCACATGTCCATGTAGTCCGACGCCGTACGGTAGTTGTAGACGCAGTAAACTTGACGCTTGCTGTCGTCCTTGCCTCGCTCGTAGTCATCTCGCGCATCCTTCTTGTTGTACCCGTACACCGTGCGGGTGAACCATTGGGTTGAGTCATTGCGAAACTGTTGCAGCATCTTCGGCATGTCAACCCTCCAGAACCTTGCAGGCGTTGCGCTCGTCGGAAGACCACGACTGCGTTGCGTGCTTGAGGCACTTCTCGACATCCCAGTTGTGGGTGCGCATCATCTTGGCGTAGCGAATGAGGCCACGCATTGACACGACGCGGCGCAGCTGTGCTCGGCTGGCCTGGTCACGCAGCGTGTGCCACGCACTCACAAGCAGCGGGAAGTCCGGAACAAGTGACCGCTCAAGGGCGCGGTCGTAATCCACCTCGGTCAACATGAAGCGGTCGAGCGTTGCAGCGTCAAGCTGGTTGCGCCCTGCATACATGGCGTTGGGGCCAGAGCCCCAGGTGTTTGCCGCCGCAATGAGGCGGAAGTCCTTGTGCTTGGTGGCGTACGGCTTGGCGTCACGACCGGGCACGGGCAGCTCGCCGTTAGCGAGGCCGTTGTTGATGCAGAGCAACACATTCTCGTCGCAGGCATCCATCTCGTCGAGCAGCATCACGCCACCGTTCTCGAACGCATCGAGGAACGGGGTGCCGACATGCTCGAACTCACCACGCTTGTTGGGCAAGCGCGTGCCGACGAAGTGATGCTCGCCAGTACCGCCGGACAACGACATGTGCATGAACGGCAGGTCGAGCGCCGTTGCGATTTGCCTGGCGAGCATGGACTTGCCAGTACCCGCAGGGCCCTTGAGGAGAGGTGACTCGCCAGCGGCGATGGCTTGCATGGTGGGGGTGAATGCAGCGTGCAAGGCCTCACCCTTGGGGAGCTGCATCACCACCTTGTCGGGACGGATGATCTCGACGGACATCGTGAGGGTGCCGTCACGGGTTGCCTCCGCAATGGCGTCACGCGCAGCCTGCTTGGCGAGTGCCTGCACATCCTGTTGCTGGCCCTGGCCTTGCGTGAGGATACCTGCGATGGCAGCGGCGATCTCGTTGGCGGTCTTGTTGTTGTCGATCATGGGGTCGAGTTGGGGTTGGGGTTGGGGGTCAACGATGGGTTCGAGGTGGTCCAGCTTGGGGTGGGCGGTGAGCAGTACGCAGGCTTCGTCGTGGTACCTCCTCAGGAAGTCCAAGCAGATGAACCGCGAATGGTTCCTCCAGAACGCCTTGCCACCGGGGCGGGCTTTGTCGGCCTTGCCCCTTGCGTCCTCGATGTCGTCCATCAAGGCCGCCCTTAGGCGTGGTACTGGTTGGGTAGACAGCCTCTCTGCCCAACGGGCCAGGGTGTATGTCCCACGGTCGCCAATCTCGATGTAGGTCGCGCGCAGCACTTCAAGGAAGCCCTCAAAGGAGCGGGGTGAGCCGCCCTCGGTAGCGCGCCGTTGGTTGATGTAGTCATCCCAAGTAACCGGCGGCACCTGCTTGGTGGAAGGCGGCACGATATCGCGGAGCAAGCCGCCCACCACATGGAGGTCGGAGTCGTGCATACTTGCTCGCGGCTTGCACCTCACACGACGGAGCGCGTTGACCCCATCACGCTTGCATAAGCTGTTGTGGTCGTGGCAACACGCCTCAGCAGCCTCGATGGTGCTGTGCGCTATGCCGCAGTAGTTGGTGTAGTTGAGGGCGCTGCCCGTGTACAGCTCGTAGTTGTGTTCGCAGGTGTAGTAGTCAGCCATTGGAGTTCTCCTTGTGGTTAGCGTCGAGTCGTTGGATGATGATGGATGCAGCAAGGATCATGAGGTACATGCCCATGCTGAGGTTCTTGTGCTTCTCAATGAGCGCAGACAATGCCGACGCGTCGATTGAATCGTCAAACTTGATGCCGAAGCACATGGAGCAAGCGATTGCGTACTCCTCAATGGTTGCGGTGCAGATGACCGCCGATGCGTGAGACGGGTGGCCGATGTGATCCGTGATGCGCTCCATCAGTCGGGCGCTAACGGCTTCGGCGTACTCGCCAGGGTTGACACGCTGGATGTCGTGAAAGTCTGCGCTCGACTGGGAAATGACCCATTCGGCGTACGAGTGGCAGTGTTCGAGGCTGCTGGTAAGTGTGGGGGAATCCATGTCAGTTGCTCCCGTTGCTGGTGTTGTCGTTGTTGTTGCCCGTGGGGCGGGGATACCTGCGGGTCAGGTGGAAGTCGAGGTGGTCGCATTGGTGCTTGTCCCGCAGGAAGCGGTCAAGCACGACGCGGATGCTGTCCATGTCACGCCACAGGAAGTACAGCTTGCGCTCGTACGCATTGACCCACTCGGTGCCAAAGAACACGGACAGGTCATCGCTGAGGTCTTCCCAGTAGGTCATGGTTTCGGGGCCAGGCTTGGGCACATGCTTGAGCAGGCTTGCGAACGCCTTGGCGTCAGGGTTGGCACGGGCAACCTCATGCAACCGCTCGTAGGTAGCCAGGCTGCAATGGAAGAGGTGGCTCTGCATCATGAAGCCCATGAGCTTGTCGATGTCGTCGAACGGGCCGCGCAGGTCCACCATGCGGAACACCGCGTTGATGGTCTGCATGTAGGCTGCGCCAGCGCGGCTGTTGGTGTAACGCACCACGCTGTCGGCGGTGAGGAACTGCGACATCACGCAGCCCGCAAACAGCGTGAAGTCATCGGGTTGGTCGATCTTGTGGACCTTGGGCGGGTTGTTGAAGTCGTGTTCAGGCATGGCGTTGTCGCTGTCGATGGGGTTGAGGGGGGTAGGACGAAGGTTGTTGTTGCTGTTGCTCATGTTGTTCACCCGTGAAGGTAGTTGCGGTAACGAAGGTGGGCTTGCACGCGAATGCGTGCCGTCCCGTTGAGTTGCACGGCAAGAGCGCGCAACTCCATGTCGCTAAGGCCATCGAGCAAGTCGTGGACCTTGGCGAGGGGGATGGCCGGGTTGGCCTGCAATGCAGAGCGGGCCTCAACGGCTTTCGCGCTGAGGCCCGCTCGCATGTACTCGGGGTAGCGATTGCTGCGGTAGCTCATTGCTCGCTCCATGCGGGGTGGTCGTCGGGAAACGAGCAGCGCGTAGGGGGCAGCTTGTCGAGGCCGTGAGGCTGCAACCAGAGCTGCGTCAACCACCCGACCTGGGGCGACTCGTCGTCGCCCCAGATGTAGGCGATGCGGCGCGGCATGGCTGAGGCGTCCTCGGCCTCAGCGGTGTGCATCTCAAACCCATATCCCATCAGGAGCAGGTTGAGTTCGGTGAGGGTGCCGCAGCCCATGAGCTTCCACTCCGCGCTGCGCAATGCACCGTTGTCGAGGGCGTCCGCGTAGTCCTCGTACGAGAACTGGCGGTACCAGAGTGCGTAGTCGTTGCCGTTGTCTTGCATGTGTCCGTGTTGTGTTGAAGTCATGTTGAGCATGTGTTGAGGTCAGGAGCGCACTTCGCGCTCGGTTTCGGTGTAGGCGCACTCGCTGAGAACGCGAGCGACCCAGGAGATTGCGCTGTGGCCGTAGCGGGCCGACCCGCTCCAACTGTCGTGCTGATGCTCGGTCAGGTACTGCATCGCATTGCCGTAGGCTTTCCACGACATGCGCATCACATTGTCGCCGCCCCACATATCGCGTTCGGCGTCGCGGCGGTACCCGTAGTCGTAGGGGTCGATGAGCCTGGCGTAGAGCTTGCCCGTATCGGGGTTCTCGATGCCACCGATCACGATGGCAACCTCCACCCAAGACGAGCCCGGGCGGGAGATGGCGCTGATGCCAACGCGCAAGCCGCGGGAGTTGCCGTCGGGGTTCTGGGCATCGAGCCCGACCAGGAAGAACGGGGAAATGGACCTTTCGTAGGTGGGGTAGTTCAGCATGGTGATGTTGAGGATGGTTGGGTCGAACGAGCGTTCGACGGTGGTGGTGAGGGTGAGGATGTTGATAGGCAAGCCTCACGGGACACAAAAAAAAGGGCGCCCCGGGCCGAAGCCCAGGGCGCCCTTCGCGCGTCGTGTTGTAGCGGGTTGACCCGCGATGCCGTCAACCGATCATCGTGGCGAGCGCCTTGGAGTGCGCATCGGTCCACGAGGTGCAGCGAGCTTGCGCGGCGGCCGCAAGCGCGTTCGCATCATCGGAACGCGTCAGGATGGCCTTGCCCACCGCAATGCCGACGGCCGCCAACGCGCTCGCATCGCGCGCATCGCCCGCAGCCTTGGCCTTCGCAACAAGCGAGCCCGCCGTTTTGTGGTGCAGCAACGCGCTCGCCCGATCGAGCAAGGGCAGGAAGCCGCCGTAGGGCTTGCCCGCCTTGGACACGCGCCCGGTGAGGCGTCGCGCCCAAGTCTTGTCAGGGTTCGCGAGCGTGCGACCCGCGATATCCTCGAAGCCCGCCGTGGCCTTCACGATATCGCGAAGCAATGCCGCAGCATCGGGCCCAGCCTCCTGCGCGATGATAGGCGCCGCAGCAACGGCCTCCGGCGCGGGCGCGGGCACGGCGGCCTTCGCGAGGGCCTGCGCGATCCCCTGCGCGATGATGGACTGGAGTTGCTCTTGCGTGAGGGTGATGGTGTCGTTCGTCATGGTGCGCCTCCGGGGGCACGGGGTTTTCAAGCGGGGCCTCAGCAGAGTGCCGGGCCTCCACCCTAGGCTGGCCCTCCGGGCCGCAGGCCTGTCGCACAGGGCTGGGCAGGCGCACGCGCACACAGGCGCCCGCGATGTTTTCTGGCCTTTGTATGCTCGCACGCGCGACCCAATGCAGGTGCTGACCAGGTGTACCCCCCCACCCACCATCCCGAATTTGGCGCGCGTGGGTACCCATACACTCCCCCCCATGCGTCGCCCCGAGTCACGGGTTCCCATACAAGCCGCTTACATTACTTTCCCCACGCTATGCTTATGCTCAGCACGGCTGGGGCGCACGAAGAGCAAGAGAGCTCACAAGCTGCTATTACAGCTTGCCCCTCTTACACCAACACGGGCCTAACCCCTGGTCCGGTGCGTCTCAGTCACTCTCTGCTGCGCGCAGAGCGAGGACGACTTCTCGGCCTTCGTCAGTCAGGCTCAGGAGGCCGTGTGGCGGCTTTCCGGGTCCGTGCGGCTCCTTGACCATCTGGACCCATCCACGGTCTACCAGGCCCCGTAGGGACTGCCTGGGGAGGTCTTCGCCCTCAGAGGTCAGGATGTGCGGCGAGTAGAGGCTACCGGCTTGGTAGTGGCGCGAGTCATCTAGGCTGCGCCCGACCCACAGACCGTAAAGCCTGCGCATCAGAGAAGCTGTCCGTTGCTCCTTCTGGTAACTACTCATAAGCAGAGGCAGAGGAAGAACCCCCCCAAACCGCCCAGGCACCCTAGCATGTGCTGCCCAGGTTTGGCAAGCTCTGAGTCATGGACATTGACCCGAACGGCCCGCGCCCTCGGCGCCGGACCCATCGACGCGCCTGGAAGGCGGCTCGCGCGGCGGAGATCGCCCAAATCATTGACGATCTAGTTGCTGGTGCTGACATCGCCGCAGCATATGCTGAGCAGGCGGAGGCTGAACCTGAGCCGGAGCCGGAGCCTCAAGTCATTGAGGTGCCGGTCATCGAGTTGGACTCTGAGCCTCGGCTGATGGAAGACGAAGATGCCGAAGTCTAGGCAAGACGGGACTGTTGGCGGCAGGGGTTTCCTAATCCCCGGCCTTGGCTCTTACGGCGGCGCCGCTGCGCGGGTGGCCCGCCAAAAACGCGCCTCTAAGCCGGTGCCGAAAGAGGAGCCGAAGCGCATGAACGCCGTGCGCACTAAGCGCTCGGTCCTGAGCCAAGAAAAACCGGCGTCCGCCAAGTCGCAGGGCAGCAAGAGATACACCCGGGGCAGTACCGACCTGCTCAAGGCAAAGCCCCGCAAGAAGACCGGCGGGATGCTCTCCAAGCGCAACTACGGCCAGGCGGACTGAATGGGCGCGGCACGCAAGCAGAGCCTGGCGAAAGCGGGAGCCGAGTTGGACAAAGGCCTCAAGCTGCACACCCGGGGCCCCAGCCTGGGCGCTGCCCTACGGCGCTACCTCAAGGAGAACCCCGAGTACCTTGAGCAGATCATCATGGGCATGGTTCACAAGGCGCGGATGGGCGATCACAAGGTGCTGGAGATGATCTGGGACCGCATCGACGGCGCCGTCGTAAAGAAGGCTGTCGTGGAAACGGAACACCACATCAAGCGCTACGGCTTTGCGGAGCCTCGCCTCGTCCAGATTGAGGAGCCGGAGCAAGATGCCGAAGCCTAAGCAGGGCCTGTACGCCAACATCAACGCCAAGCGGAAGCGCGGGGCAAAGATGCGCAAGAAGGGCGAGAAGGGCGCCCCCACCGACAAGGCCTTTCGTGATTCCGCAAAAACGGCCAAGCCCAAGAGGCGGCGATAACCTCGATGTACAACGTTGGCAACATCCTTAGCGGCACCCAGGGCGGGCTCTTTGGCCTTGGCGGCTTCTTTGGACCCGGCTTCAACATCGCCAACTCGTTGTACGAGGGCCAGGCCCCTGTAATGCAGGCGCTGGTCAGCGCTCAAGCCCAGCGAGGCAGGGGGCCTTACGGGGGCCAGCAGGGCGGCGGCAGCGTCAAGCCCGCTGACTCCAAGAACTTCATGCCTCTGGACCAGATGCGCCAGCTGCAAGAGAAGGCCACCCAAATGATGATGCGCCCGGACGACACTCCGTCGCTTTATCGGTTCAACCAGTTGTTCGAGCAACCCACGCCGACCACCCCGGTCGGTGTTCTCAAAACCCCTAACGAGGAAAACTGATGTACGGCAAGAAGAAGGCCACCAAGAAGGTCGCCGGCAAAATGGGCGCCAAGATGATGGCTGGCGGCGCTGGCAAGAAAATGTCTGGCCGCGCGGCTGCTGCGCGCCTGCAACAGCGCAAAAAGGCCGCTCGCAAGAAGTGAGGCTAGGCCTCACCATCCGGGCCGATGGCTGATTCCGCATTCAAGTCGAACAATGCTCAGCACTCCCGCGTAATGAGCGTTGCGCATCACCGTGTTGGGCAGTCGGTGCCGCAAATGCGACTGACCGCCAGCGTGCCTTCGCGCCGCCGAATCGCGCAGTCTCGATATGGGGGGGCGACGCGAGTTGGGAAGGCGGCGGTTGGCCGACGGTCATCGGCAACAGCTTCTGTGCGAGGAGAGGCAAGTAGTAGCTGTGCGGGGGTGTCCGCTAGAGCGGTTGTTGCGTTTAGCAGCATTGGCGGCCTGACAAACGGTGGCCCCAGCAATGGGGCCACCACCTCGATCACATGAAGACCTCATCCGTACCCGAAGGCAACGACATCTGGTTCGTGTCACGCTTGCTGCGGCCCGACAATGTGATTGTGTCGCGGGCCGACATCAACGCGGGCGACGACGCATTCCAGGTGCGCGTCTACGACATGACTAAGCCCAGCCTGGGCACGGGTCAGAACGGGCGCGAGGTCTTGTCCAAGTCGTTCAACAAGACGGCTATTGACACGATTCTGCTGACGGCCACGGACTCGTCGAGCTTGACCAGCGACGGTTACTGGAACGGGATCGACGACGAGGGGTACAACTTCATCTTTCAGCTTGCCAATAACGGCGGGACCAGCGGCGTGGACAGCTTTCCCTTTGAAGCTGGACACCGCTACCAGATCGAGTTCATGCTGGACGCAACCACTGCTGGGTACGGCAAGATCCGCTGGGCCGAGCAGTTCTATGTGGAGAGTCTTCTGTCTCTATGAGCGAGCAAACCACAGAGATTGTCCATGAGTACACGCCGTATGGCGCGGCGCGCGAGCTATGGAGCTTGCAGCCCAACGAGCTTCTGCTTGAAGGGCCCGCCGGTACAGGCAAGTCACGCGCTCTGCTGGAGTGGATCAACTACCTCTGTGAGAAGTACGCGGGCATTCGCGTGCTGATGCTGCGCCAAACGCGAGAGTCCCTGACTGAATCCGTGCTTGTCGAGTGGGAGCAAGAAGTCCTGTGGGACGGGCACCCCGCGATCCACGGCACCAGCAGCCGCAACACGCGGCAAAACTACCACTACCCCAACGGTTCCCACGTTGTGGTCGGCGGTCTTGACAAGCCTGCCAAGACATTCTCGACGCAGTACGATGTGATCTGCGTCTTCGAGGCACGCGAGATTACGGCGGACACTTGGGAATGGCTCGCTCGCGCGAACCGTAACTTCAAGATGCCGTGGCAAATGCGGGTGGCTGACACCAACCCCGCGGGCGAGTTCCATTGGCTGAACACGCACTTCCCCCAAGGCTTTCGGCAGGTGCCGGATCGCCACAAGCAGGACAAGCGCATTCGCCTGCTGTCGCGCCACGAAGACAACCCCGCTTATTTTGACCACAAGCGCGGTTCGTGGACAAAAAACGGCGAGTCGTATGTGCTTGGCATCCTGTCCAAGTTGACTGGCGCGCGCCGCGCAAACCTGTACGAGGGCAAGTGGGCCAGCGAAGAAGGCACGATCTACGAGGACTGGGACCCTTCGATCCACGTCATTGACCCCGAAGACATGCCCGAGCCCAAATGGTACTTCGGAGCGTACGACAAAGGCCTGCGGCACCCCGGTTGCTTGCAGGTATGGGGGGTCAACGACGACCGCATGTACCGAGTCCTGGAGATCTACAAGACCGGCGAGACGATGGACTGGTGGGCCGAGCAAGTCCTTGAGGCCAACGAGGACTACCCGCTGTCTGCGCTGGTTTGCGACCCCAGCGAGCCCGAGTACATCCGGGTGTTCAATGACCGCCTTGGATCAGCGCGGGGCCGTGACGGCAACCGTATCGCCCGGAAGGCTAAGAACGCCATCCGCACCGGCATTGACATGGTGCGATGGGGTTTGAGTAAAGCGGATCACGGTCCCCGCATCTATGTTTGTCGAGGCAGCCAATTGCTGATCGACAAAGCCCGCACCGACGCAAAAAAGCCGTCGTGCATGGAAGAGGAGATCCCGAGCTATGTCTGGGCTCGAAGCCGTGACGGCTCACCCGTCAAGGAACGGCCTGACCCGACATGCAGCGATCACGCCCTTGACTGCCTGCGCTATGCGGCAATGTTCATGTGGAACCGCGACATGAGCATGGAGATCCACATTCCCGAGTACCCGGAAGGCAGTCTTGGCGACCTGCTGGGCCATTCCGAAGTTTACGCCTCACAGTTCAACTGATGCTCAAGACTACGCCCAGCAACCTAATGGCCGAGGTGGATGCCGCGATCCTGTATCGCGACAAGCACCTTGAAGGCTACGAAGAAAAGATCGCGAAGTATCACGGGCCGTTCTATGACCGGCAGGGCGACTTCACGGCAGACTACTCTCCAGAGAACACTTACTACGAGTACGTGTCGCTCATGGTGCCCCGGCTTGTGTTCGACAACCCGCGCGTGCGCGTCAACACGCGAAGGCCTGGGGCTCAGAAGGATGTGGCCGAAGCCATTAGGCACGGACTCAACCGCTGGTGCCGCGACACTAACCTCCGAAGCGTCCTCGTAGAGCTGGCCTCTGACATCCTGCTTGGGTTTGGCGTTGCCCTGATTCGCCCAGACCACAAGCAGAAGTATGGGTACCCTAAGCGCCCTGGGTGCGATCACGATGAGAAGTGGCCGCAATGCGAGCGCATTGACCCGCGCCGCTTCTTTGTTGACCCCGAGGCCGAGCGCTTTGCTGATGCGCGTTTTTCTGGGCACATGTGGCGCATGGACCTGGAGGATCTGGAAGACCTCGCCGAGAGCCGCCCAGAGCAGGGGTGGAACCTAGAGAGCATTCAACAGCTAGGCGCGTCTGATGACCCCAACCGCAAGTGGGGCACGGGGCACAAAAAGACGCCCGACCGCGAAGAGGTCTGGTGCTACGAGATCTATGTGCCCGAGGTAACGCTCGATGACAGCCCCGGCCCAAAGCAGGGGTTTTACGGCACGATCTACACGCTGGGCGTCAATCAACCTCTCGGCGCAATTGACCCGGAAGAGGACTGCTCAGCGCATTTTGTGCGCGAGCCGCGCCCCTACTACGGCCCGGCAACTGGGCCCTATGTAATGTTTGGCGCGTACAAGGTGCCGTCAAAGGTCTACCCCCTTGCGCCGCTTACCGCCGTCGAGGCGCAGGTTCGCGATCTCAACGATCATGTCATCGCTGCCAGCAACAGCATGATGAAGCACAAGCGCATCGTTGGCGTCAACGACCCGCGCACAGCACAGCTTGTCAAAAATGTCGAACACGACTATGTCGCGGTTGTGCCGTTCGAGGACGGCAAAGCACTGGTGCAGGAGTTCGTCATGGGCGGACAGACTGACCAGCAAGCCAATTGGATTGCTACATGCCGCCATCGCGCGGATCGCGTCCTTGGTATGGACGAGGCCCTCCGTGGCAGCATCTCTGGTGCAGGCACAGCGACGGAACACAGCATTGCGTCGGAAGCGGCCAACACCCGCATGGCGTTCATTCGCCAGTCGTTTACGTCGAGCGTCTGCGAAGCGCTAACTCGCGTAGCCTTCTACATGTATCACGATGACGACATCGTGTTCCCTCTGGGCGAGGACGCAATGAAGGAGCTTGGGCTGCCGCCCGAGATTACCGCAATGTTCCAAGGCGGCGGTCATGAAGACGGCGACTACAGCTTCGACGACCTGGAGCTTGAGATTGAGCCGTACAGCATGGAGCGTGCGTCCGAGGGTATGGCGCAGAAGCGCGCCTTGGAAATGCACTCAATGTTGCTCAACAGCTTGCAGCTCATGCAGGTGTTCCCGGACTACCCGTGGAAAGATCACTTTGCGAAGATTGGCAACGCGATGAACGCGCCCGACATGATTGAGCTAATTGACGACCGACTGCTGGAGCGTCTTGCTCAGGATCTCAGCGCTCAACGCCAGCAGCAAACCATGGTGGCGGCCGCCTCAATGCAGCCGCGCCTAGAGAAGGACGCGGGCCCGAAAGGGCTCCAGACCGGAAAGCCTCCGAGCAAGACCATCCCGATGGCCGGGCAAGACATGGCCGCAATGCTGCAAGCAATGCAGCAGCAAGCGTCAGCCACGGGCGCTCCCCAGCGAGTGCAGGGCATGAACTCCGCAATGTGATGGCTAAGAAAGCGAGCAAAAAGAAAAGCAGCAAGCTCTGTCGGGCTGGCGAGTGCTTTAGTGGCTACAACAAGCCCAAGCGCACTCCCGGCAAGAGCAAGAAGTTTGCCGTGCTGGCAAAAGACGGCAGCCGGGTGAAGCTCATTCGGTTTGGCGACCCCAACATGACCATCAAGAAAGATCAGCCTGGGCGCCGCAAGAACTTCCGCGCCCGCCACGGCTGCGACTCTAGGCCCCCCAGCAAGCTGACGGCACGGTACTGGTCGTGCAAGAAGTGGTAATGGCCCGCCGCAAGCGAGACTACAAAAAGGAGTACGCCCGCGATCACTCCTCACCCAAGGCTATTGCAGACCGCACCAAGCGCGTGCAAGCGCGCCGCCGCGCCGCAAAGGCCGGTCAGGTCCGCAAGGGCGACGGCAAAGAGGTTGACCACAAGCGGCCACTCAGTAAAGGTGGTAGCAACAGTCGCAGCAACACCCGTATAGTCAGCAGGCGCGCAAACCGCAGCAAAGGAGCCAAATCCAAATGAGCAAGCGATTCGGAATCATCGTCAAGAAGACGCCTAACTTTGCCAGCACCCAGCTTCCGCGCAACTGGAAGCACCATAAAGGCGAGTTCGACAAACAGGGTCGCCCGGTTTTCACGAGCCGCCGGGAGATCGAAAACTCTATGGCTCGCGCCCGCGACAAAGAGGGCATCACCATCGAGTATGACCAACTCTGATGACTGACACGACTACACAAGACACGCAAAGCAGCGACCCCCAGCTGCCTTTTGCCGAGGGCACGACGCCCGAAACGGTTAGCGCCATTGAGGAGCGCGAAAGCGCATACCTCATGGAGATTGACGGCGCTGACGACGACGAACAACCTGCACCTGAGCCGGTCGAGGAGCCCATTGCTGAAACGGGTCAACCCTCCGAACCGCAAGCCCAAGAGCGGGATGCACGCGAAGACATCGACACGGATGAAATCGCAGAGGCCTGGAGCGTCTTGCGGCGCGACGGGTTTTCAAAAGACGACCTCGGAGCTTTGAGCGACGAGGCCGTTATGCGCCTGGCTGCCCATCGCAAGAAGGTGCAGTCCGACGTTGATCGGATGCTTTCTGAGTCCAAGGCAAAGCAGGCCCGCGAAGACGAGCAGACCCAAGAGGAGCCGGAGGAGCCCACCACAGCAGAGGCGCCTACCGGTCAACCCATCTCGGGTGACCTGCAACAAGCTGCGCGAGTGTTTGCTGACTATGCCGGGCTAGACGACGAAGGCACCGAAATGCTGGCAAAATCCTATGCGGCAGTGTTGGCCCCTTTGCAGCAGCAGTTGCAAGGGCTGCAAAACTTCATTGCCGGGCAGCAGATTGAGGCAGCGCGCGCTCGGCTTGCGGATCGGTTTCCGCAAGTCGCCGACACCTCTAGCGAGGAGTATGGCCGCGTGATCCAACGCATGAACAAACTCTACAGCGCCGATTCGCACAACGACATCGGGCAGCTGATGGAGGACGCGATTGCGTTCGAGTTCCGTGACCAGCTTCGAGGGGAGGCCGAGTCGGCAACCACTAAACTTCGTAACCTTCGTAATAACGGTACGCCGTCACGGGCGATTGGCGAGCGAATGGAGGAAGGGGTGCTGTCTGGCGAAGATGTAGAGGACCGAGTCCTCGCATTGCTGGAAAGCGACGATCCCGACCGCATCGCAAAGGCAAGAGCGCTGACGGGCCGTTAGGGCATCTCATAGGAGTAAGAGATGGCTTCTGCACTTTCTACTTTCACCGACTTTGTCGATACCACGGGACCGGCGTTCCTGACGAGCGCCGAAGATGTGGTCAACGAAGCAGTCAAGAACAACTACTTGCTGCGTCGCTTCATGCGGGGTAAGGGCCCCTCCGAAACCATTCAGGGTGGTGCGTCGATCAAAGACACCATCATGTTTGACGAGGAGAGCACCTTCCAATACTACGAGCCGAACCAGACCTTCACCTGGGAGAACCCCCAGGTGCTGGAGAACTGGGAAATCCACTGGCGCTTCTGTGTGGACCACATGGCCTACACCGATGCCGAAGTGGAACTGAATGTGGGCGGTGGCCTGTCGCGCGGCGCGCGCCACCACGCCTACAAGCGGCTCAAGCGCGTTAAGGAGCAGCGTCTCTGGACTTCCATTCTGAACGGCATGGAGGACGCCCTGTTCGCCATTCCGTCCAAGACGGACATGGAGGACAGCACCGGCACCCGCCCCTACAGCATCCCGGCCTTCCTCAACGAGGAGTCTAACGGTCTGTATACCGGCTTCTCGGATGTCCAAGGGCTTTCCCCTGTGACCTACCCCAAGTGGGTTCCGCAGCAGGAAACTTATAACTCGACTGATGTTGACAACAGCGGCAACATCATCAGCAAGATGGACAAGCTGTTCCTGGATGTGCAGTTCACTCCGCCGCCGAGCCATCAGGAGTATTTCGAGAACCCGTCGCTGAACGCCATGTTCATCGGCTGCTCGAAGGCCGGTCTGCGGATTTACCAGCAGCTTCTGCGCGAAAGCCAAGACACCTTTGTTACGGCCTCTCGTCAAGACCCTGCTTACCAGTCGCCTAAGTACGCTGGCATTGATCTGGTGCACGCCTCCAAGCTCGACACCTACACGGGCTACGCGGGCAGCGCCACGGAAGGGCAAGCGACCAACCAGGGCCCTCGGTACTATTTCATCAACGGCAACTACATGAAGTATGTGTTCCACAGCACGCGCTACATGTACCAGCACCCGTCGATGCGTCACCCGAACCAGCCCTTCACCACCATCATCCCGGTGGATAGCTGGTACAACTTTGTTTGCCGCTCGCGTCAGCGTCACGGCATCCTTTCCCCCGATGGTGTGCGTTACACCTACACCGCCTGATCTAAGGAGGATTGAACAATGGCTGATTTCTTTGGAATGGGCCGCCCCGGCGGTGGCCTTGACATTCGCACCATCACCGTTCGACTGGAGGCTCACGCCGCCATTGCGAAAGGTGACGTGGTGGCTGTGGCCGATGAAGTGTCTACGAGCAACGAAGACACCATCCCCCACTTCTACAAGACCAAGAACATCTCGAGTGGTGACGCATCCGTTGATGACAACGAGTTCGGCATCCTGGCGGTGGCTCTTGAGAGTGTGGCTTCGGGCGAAAAAGGCCTGTTTGCTCTGTCCGGCATCGTCCAGGCCCTTGTCAGCGGCACTCCCGCTGTTGGTGTTGGCGTCTCCGGCAAAGTGACCACCAACGACCTTATTGCGCCTACCGCTGGCGACAAAATTGTCGCCTTCATGCTTGAGACAGGCTCCAACGGCGCGGAGCTTGACTGGGTCATGTTTGACGGCGTGTCTGGCTTCGGCCAAAAGCTCGCCTGATCTGAGCTAGAAACGGCGCGGGGGCTTCGGCTCCCGCGCCACACCACCCCCCACAACACGAACAATGGCTACCCTCATCTGCTTCAGCACCCCTGGCGGTCGTCTGACCTACGACGACCACGACATCGTGAACATCCACGACGCGGCAGCGTTCCCTGGTAAGGCGCTGGTAGCTAACGAGGGTGGCGACTGGTCCTTCCTGTACATCGTGGACCGTGAGCCTACGGACCCGGAAGTGCGTGCTCTGCTTGCGCCTTGGGAGGGCGACCTGATTGACCCGAACGAGCCGGAGCTAGGCCGTGAGATGCTGGGCAAGCGGCGCTACACGCTCCAGAACCTGCCGCAGACGCCGGATGGGCGTTACCGCAAGTACCACCCGCTGGACGAGGCGCCTGAGGACATGAAGGCGGTGTGGTCAGCGGTGCTGGTGGCGATGCACGACAAAGCTGGTGCCTGATGGTCACGGTCATCACGAAGACGATTGGGCCTAACCCGCCCCTTCCGGCGCCGCCGGAATACGACTACACCAACTTTACTGACGCGGAAGCGGATGTAGCGAACATTGCCGTCGCAGAGTTTGGCTCTACGGACCTCGTTGCTAGCGATGGGGCGATTGTCTTCGAGGCGGCTGCGGGGACCTACAACGAGCCTAGTCAGATAGCCGTTAGTTCAAGCCTGACGACCGATGCTACGCGCAATGTGACCTACAAAGCTGCGGCAGGTAGCGAGCACGGAGGAATCCTCGATGGGGGCGTCTTCATCGACCAGCTTACGGGTTCGCCGGGTTTCTTTATTGAGGACGCTAATACTCACCTGATCGGGCTAGGTGTGCGTGCAATATCCGATGCCTGCTCTACAAAAGTCCAAGGGACCGTGGCGCAGAACTGCATCTTCGAGTCCACTACCCAGCAAGGTTTGTTTGGAATCGAGAATGCGGGCATTGTGGCGGAAAACTGCGTTTCCTTTCATCAGGGCAACAGGTACGGGTTCGCCTTTTATACTCTTTCCGGATTTACGGCTGACGGCAAATTCAGAAACTGCACCGCTATAAACAGGGCTCCGAGTGGCGGATACGGCTACAACCTAAACTCACAAGGAGGAACTATTACCGCCGAGATCGTCAACTGTTTGACAATAAGTGACCGCGCATACAGAGCGACGGCTGTTGGGCCTGTAACCGTCACGGGCTCCAACAACTTCGGCGTCAGCAATTACCCGTTCCCTGTCGCGCTCCAAGGCACCCCCGCGACGATCACCGCCTCAACCGCCTACGACCCAGGCGCAGGCGACTTCGCGCTCTATGTGGGCAAGAACGGGGCTCTGCTCGACTCGCCCAACAACGATGTGATTGGCGGCGGCGTGGGCCCGTCCGTGAACAGCGATGTGCCGACGACGGATATCCTGGGCAACGCGCGGTCGGGTGCTCTGGCAAACCCTGGGGCGTTTGAGGTGCCGCAGGCGACCACGGTGATTACGCGGACGATTGGGCCCGATGGAGACTTCATCGACTTCACGGACGCCGAGGCCTATGTCGATACCATCGGCACATCAGCCGACCTTGTCTTCAACAACGAGCGGATTGTCTTCGAGGCGGATGCGGGCACCTACAACGAGGGCGTGAACTTCAGTAGCTCGCTGGTCACGGATGCGACTCGGAATGTGACCTACAAGCCCGCCGCTGGGGCAGAGCACGGTGGGGTCGTTGGGGCCGGAGTCAATATCGACTTCAACGCCGCATCCGTAATCCGGCTCTTTGACGACTTCACCGTTTTCTCGGGCTTGTCGCTGCAACAAAGCTCTGCGGTCGCTTTGGTCCCTGTTGTCTATCTTGGCGATGGTGTAGGCACCATCCTTGAAGACTGTATAGTCTACACCGGTGGGGATCGTGGCTGCCTAAGAGCTGGTCTTAGCGCGACTGGCCCAGTTGGCTCAGCAAGTCACCCTGTCCGCGTCAAAAACTGCTCATTTTTGGTTAGCGCAACTTGGGGATTTGCGTATGCCATTTGGCTGCAAACAAGTGGCTACTCAGTAGACATATCATTTCTCAACTGCACATTCGGCCCAGTCGTCGGAACTTACAGTTATTTCCTCAATTCAGCTCCGGCCTCAGGCGCGATCAACCTTGAGCTAATCAACACCCTCTGCCTTGCGGACAAAGCAATAGGTGGCGCTGGAGCCGCCTCGGCTACCGGCTCCAACAACTTTGGCCCTGCGACGCAACCCTTCCCGGTCGCCATCCAGGGCAGCCCCGCGACGATCACCGCCAGCACCTCCTACGACCCCGGAGCCGGAGACTACGCGCTGTATGTCGCCTCGAACGGCGCGCTGCTAGACAGCCCGAACAACGATGTCATCGGCCAGGGCCTGAGCTTTCTGGACGGCGCGGGCGATGTCCCTGGGTACGACATCATCGGCAACCCGCGCGGAGCAAAAATCAGCAACCCCGGTGCGTTCGAGATCCCGCAGGGGCCGACCGTCGTTACGAAGACGATTGGTGAGGGGCGGGACTACATCGACTTCACGGCAGCCGAGGCCGCTGTGGCAAGCATTGCTACCCTAGAGTTCGGGTCCACCGACCTCGTTGCGAACAACGGGGCTATCGTGTTTGAGGCGGATGCGGGGACTTACACGGAGGATGTGACCTTCTCTAGTTCGCTGACCACCGACGCCACGCGCAATGTGACTTACAAGCCTGCCGCGGGGTCAGAGCATGGCGGCGACTCTTCGGCTGGGGTTATTATCCAGGGCACTTATCCGGTCACGGTGCAGAATGAAAACTACACCGTCTTCAACGGCCTAAACCTAAAAGGGACCTATGGCTTCTACAACTTTGTAAACGCCGGTGGCACCGTATGCCGAAACCTCATACTTACAGCCACAGGGAACTATGGAGTTTTGTCGCAACCACTCACCTCAATTCCTGTCGCGCCCATAACAATTGAAAACTGCGTCGTCATATCCGCCAACTTTGCTGCCCTAGACGTTCGGCCGCCTTCAATTGCGGGTACCGCAGATTACAAGGTCAGAAACTGCACCTTGCTAGATTCCCCGAGGGCAATCCGCGTCGGGCAAAACGGCATTGCGGGCAGCGTTATGAACATTGACGCTGTAAACAACTTGGCGCTTGTTAGCGGTTCTGTTTGGGTTACAGACGGCTTAGGCACAATAAATGTGTCGGGTTCCAACAACTTCGGATTAGGCGGCACCTACTCTTTCCCCTTCGCCCTCCAAGGCTCGCCTTACCCGATCACCCCGACCACGGATCTCGACCCCGGCCCCGGCGACTGGGCCATCTACGACGCCGCTACCGGCGCCCTCATCGACGACCCCGACAACGATGTCCTGGGCGGCGGCGTCGGGCCTGACGCAGACGCTGATGTCCCCACCACGGACATCGTCGGCAACATCCGCTCTGGCGACACCACCGATCCCGGTGCGTT